AAGAGAGATTGCTGTCATCCCTGACCCGAAGGATCGCTTCCCGTGGATTGGCGATTGATGGTCCGCTCTGTCAGCAGTTCCTCGATAAGACAGATAAAATTTTAGAGGAAACTCCGAAACAAACAACTGAATGGAGACAGGCTAACTTAGCCAATCAAACATTCGAAAAACTACTGATGGGTCAACGATCCGACCGGCGGGTTCCTACCCGCTTAAAATACTGCGGTGCTCCTCATACGAAACGATGGAGCGGTGGAGGTGTCATTAACTTCCAGGCGATCCCTAACGATGGAATCGGTGACATCTCCGCAAGACAATGCCTCAAGGCTCCTGCCGGTCGGGTCTTAGTATCGGCAGACTTATCTCAGATTGAACCGCGCGTAATTGCGTACTTAGTAGGCGATGCCGATTTCCTCGGATTAGTCAGGGGAGGAATCGATATCTACGAGGCACATGGCCGGGCATCCAAACTCTACAAGGAGGATGAACCGATGGCCGAGCTTGCCCCTGAGATGAGGAAGCTGTGCAAGGCTAGACTGCTGGGATTGGGCTATGGATGCGGACCGGCAAAGTTTGTCGAGGTAGCAAAAAGCTACGGCGTGAACATGACCGAGTCACAGGCGAAAGAACAGGTGCTGCTCTACCGAGCACAGAATCCTGATGTCATGCTCGCTTGGTCCAAAATGGAGGACCAATTCCGAGAATGGATGAAGGAGACTCCCGAGTGTATCACATTTGAAACACGATGCGGTGTACCCGTCCGCTATTTTAATGCCCATGAAAAGGACGGGGATCTCTATGCTTCGACTACCCGTGGATATGAGCCGGTAAAAATCTACGGGGCGAGACTCTTTCAAAATATTGTGCAGGCAACCGCACGATCCATATTCGCCGATGCCCTCATCCGAATAGAGGCCGCCGGCTTGCCCGTCTGTCTCCACGTCCACGATTCAATCTGCCTCGAGGTAGGCGTGGACGAGGGACAGGCGGCACTTGACTTACTTTTACAACTACTAACCCAAGAATCTCCGAACTACCAGGGACTCCCTTTGGCGGCAGAAGGAGAAATCAAAAACCACTACTGATGAAATTACACCCAATACATTACATCCTATTCGGGCTGGCGATCATCGCCTTCGCCTACACAGTTCTATCCTTTGCACTGGCGATTCTATGACTTACCCAGCACCTAAAATAATCGGTCTCTGTGGCTCCAAGGGAGTGGGTAAAAGCACCTACGCCAAATCATTTGAGGGAGCCGCCGTTTTGTCATTCGCCACCCCGATCAAGGAGATGCTTAAGGTAATCCTACCGCATCCCGCTTGGCTGGAGAAAAAGGAGGAACCGATACCAGGCTTCCCCGATGGAATAACTGTCAGGCGGATGCTTCAGTCGCTTGGAACCGAATGGGGTAGGGAGTCGATCTATCCGAACATATGGGTGGATGCCGCCATGCGACAGGCTGAGGATCACCTGGGCAGGCGTCTGATCATATTCGATGACATTCGCTTCCCCAACGAGGCGTGGGCGATCAAGCGACTAGGCCACAGGCATGAAATCATAACACAGATCGTTCATATTTCAAGGAAGGGACATGAGCCTGATCCTAATGACCTTCATGTTTCAGAGGCGGGACTGCCAAAGTATTTCATCGATAAATGGGTGACTGTGGATGACGAAGGAGAGGCGACAGAATAACTCCGTTCGTAAGATGGCAACCGATGCGAGGCTCAAACAAATGCTTCGCTCGGTCCCATCCGATCATGATGGATTTACTCAGGATGAAATCGCACGAAAAGCAGGCGTTGCCCGTGAAACCATCTCCAAGATTGAAAGAGGGGCGATGATGAAAATCACTGAGCAGATCGCCCGACTACTCGCAGAAGAATAATGGCCACCCTCAAAGGAGATCTCCGCAGATGCCTCGAGAATCTGCCAGCAGGTACACTGTCTCACCATGACATCATCCTGCGACTCGCCCTCGTGGTGACCAGGCATATCGATGATGCGAGTGAGGCGGAACGGGCAGTCGAGCGAGTCCTCCGAAATGTATCCCATCGACCCAACCAACATTCCGAGGTCAGGAACGCTGTCAAGGGAGCCTATGACCGCCATCAGAATCCTCACATACCCTCTAACCCGATCAAGGTCACTCAGCCCGATCCATCCCTCAAGGAACAGAATCTAGGCGAACCTGGTCTGTTCGAGAAATACACAATAAAATCAGACCCCATTCCAATGAATGCCGGTGAGGCGGTCAGCAAACTATTCGATCCATCCGAGTATATATTTATACAGAGACAGGTGGCTGAAAAGGGCAGGCTCCTACCCGCATCCGATTGGATCGCTCAGCCCGACCTCTCCCAATACCAGTTCATCACCTATAACACTTTCCCCGCCCAAGCGACCAACCGATCAGAATCCCAGGTGCTCGGACGGAAATATCTTCTGCACGAAACAGATGATCCATCCCTAACCTTCGAGCAACAGCTTGGCCTGATCAAACGACTCGAGAATGAGGCGGAACTCAAGATGATCGTAAACTCAGGAGGTAAATCCCTCCACGCATGGTTCAAGTGGACTCCAGGTAACAAGAAGGCATTCCTCGAGTTATCTCAAAAACTCGGTGGAGATCCACGATTCAAACTTATGAACCAACTTTGCCGGCTACCCTGGGGAACCCGCCGCAAAGAGGGTAACCTGCCAGCCGCCCAGCCGATCATCTTTTGGAAGGATTAATGATCCACAAGTTCTTCCTCAAAAAAATGATCGCACGACGGTTTATTAATCTAGGCGTTCCCGTAAAGGAAGCCTGCCACTTTGCCGATCAGATGGATGAGGAGAAGTCCGTCCTGATCGTCCGCGATCCCGATACCTTTAAACCCGATATTATCATATTAATTAAAACAAAACATAAATAACAACATAACATGGCCAGAAGAGAAGACTACCTAACACCCGAAGTGCTCGCCGATGTGGATGAGGTGGACCGATACCTCGCCTCCAAGGGCAAGATCGATTACCCAACCCATTCAGAACAGGATTCACCGCCCACTGCTTACTCCATAGCAATCGATGATCCGCTCCCTCCACCCAAGTTCCTATCCCTCGAGCAGATGATGACCCACAACACCGATCCCATGCCCAAGCAGGTGATCGAGGGTGTCCTCCATAAAGGCTCCAAGATGATCATCTCAGGCTCATCCAAGGCAGGTAAAACCTTATCCCTCCTTCACCTCGGCCTAGCCGCCGCCAACGGGTCCACCTGGTTAGGCCACCGCACAGCCACCTCCAAGGTAATCTACCTCGACTTTGAACTTAAAAAACGCATTGCCGCCCGCCGGATTGCCGAGATGGTCAATGCGAATGACCAGTATGACCCCAAGAATCAAAACTTTATGTACTGCTCCCTACGAGGCCAGTCCCGTACCCTAGAAGACCTCGTCCATCACATCGAAGATCTTGAGAACCACCGCCCTGACCTCGTAATTGTCGATCCATTCTACAAGCTCGCCACTGGAGCCGACGAAAATGATGCCGGTGCTATCTCCGAAGTCGTAAACCGCATGGAGAAGTTCTCCGAAAGACTCGACTGCTCATTCGTCTATGCCCACCACTTCTCCAAAGGAAACAAGTCTGACACGGACCACATTGACCGGGCAAGCGGGTCAGGCGTGTTTGCCCGAGATCCCGATGCCATCCTTACCCTGACTCCCCACGAAGAAGAGGATCACCTGGTCCTCGAGGCAACCCTCCGAGACTTTCCAACTCCCTCCCCCCAAGTCGTAGAATTTTCATGGCCGAACTTTATCCATAAGCCCGATATGGAACCCAAACTTCGAAAGCCAGGGCAGACAAAAGCCAAAAAAGATCGCCTGAATAAACTATCCGATGCTCTTGTCGAGTTGATTAAAATTAATTCGATTATGGGTCTGAATAATCTAAAAATTAAGCTCGAGGAGAAAACAGGTGAAGAAATTCATCCCGATACTATCAGAAATATTATAAAAAAGGACGAAAATATTATTGTACAAAAGAGGGGAAAAGGTCTCGAAAACATCTACATTTATAAGAAGGATTAGTGTCTCAACTCTGTCTCAAAAGTAGTAGTCGTCGCCTTATATAGAAACAACGACTACTACCCCTAAAAGGCTAGAGGTAGTATTTGCCCGCCCTGCCGGGCACAACTACTACACTTGCC